TTACTTTGGATGTGACAGTGTCAGAGTTATTAAAAATAACATCTGGTATGCACGTTTTGCCACTGTGGTAATAGTACACAAAAACGGTAACAATGGTTGCCGTTTGTTTAGTCACGAAAGCACAGAAATAGATTATGATGTTAGACAAAACAGACCTAAAATGAGATTGATGCACGAAGCAATGAAAGTGTGTGAAGCATACTTGCAACTTGCTCCTCTAATAGACGAGTTTGATTGCGAAATACATTTAGATATCAACAGCGATCCCGGTGCAGGAAGTTATTGTGCTGCTAAAGAAGCCGCTGGTTATGTGTTGGGTATGACTGGTGTTGAACCTAAACTAAAGCCTCATGGATTTGCTGCTAGTTACGGTGCAGACGGTGTAGCACACGGACGCAGTCAAAGAGTACAAGTACAATGAACGATGAACCTAAATTAATATTGCTTACAGATATCATTGAACAAAAAGTACGCAAAGAAAAAGAACTGGAATTCTATCAAGCTGAACTAGCCAAACTACAAGAAAAAATGTATTGGCTGAGGCGTGATATTGATGTTAACAATATAATCATTGACATGATCAAAAGTGAAAAAGTGCTGGATATCAAAGACAACATGGAAAAAAGATTACTAGATGATAAATAACTCGATGACATAAAGTCGCTCAATTTTTTTTGAGCAAATTTTTTTTAGGTTGAAAAAAGGTCTACATTCAGTAGTAATTTTTTTTTAGGCTAAAGCACGGAAAAGGAAAAAAAATGACACAACTTATATCACCAACAAAATTTACAGACACAGTGGGCCTACTAAGGTCCTTTTTTTTAGACAAAGGCTTTTTGGAAGTACACACCCAAAACCGTTTGAGTATACTTGCCGCATGTGAAGATCCATTCAATGTAGCAACTTACAACTATGCAGGCGAAGTATGGCCCTTACCACAAACAGGACAGATGTGGTTAGAACATGAACTATTAAGCAAGCCCGACAGCAAGGGCTTTTTTTGTGTCAGCACTAGCTATAGACAAGAACCAAATGCTATTCCAGGCAGACACGACATTATCTTCCCTATGTTTGAGTTTGAATTCCCAGGTACAATTGATGATCTAAAAGCAATGGAATATGAACTAGTAGAATACTTGGGCTTTGGTAGTATCACTGAAAAGACCTACAGAGAATGGCAACAACACTATGGTGTAAGTGCTGATAGAGAACTAGAAGCCAGTCATGAAAACTCAATGGGTAGAACATTTGGTCAAGCAATGATCACAGACTTCCCAGAGTTTACAAGTCCATTCTGGAACATGAGCAGATACGAAGATGGTGTTCATAGTAAAAAGATTGATGTTATCTTGGGTGGTATGGAAACAATCGGCAGTGCTGAACGTAGCACAGACGTAGACATGATGCGTGATACATTCCACACAATCACTGATGGCGAATACAGCCAATTGCTGTACAAACTGTTTGGCAAAGACAGAGTTGAAGCAGAACTAGAAAAGTTTTTGGAGTTCGACTTCTTCCCAAGAGTTGGCGGCGGTATTGGCATGACAAGAATGATAGCGGCTTTGGATAGACGTTTAGAGGACAAAGATCCTTTCACCAAAGCGGCATAACAACCAGTTTAGGGTGGTGGAATATGGCAGACACGCACGACTGTTTATCGTGTGCTCGAATATATGTAGCAATGTATTTAAGCGTGGAGGTTCGAGTCCTCCCCCTAAAGCCAAAAAACACTTGACACTCGCTGGGTTATATCGTATTATATGATAGTAACAACCTAGCGAGTGTTTTTATGACATATATTCTTGTAGATACAGCAAACATGTTTTTTCGTGCTAGACACGTAGTACGAGGCGACAGTATTGAAACTAAAATTGGCATGGCATATCATATTATGTTTGCCAGTATTCTCAAAGCATACAGAGACTTTAATGGCAGTCATGTTGTGTTCTGTTTAGAAGGACGTAGCTGGCGCAAAGACTACTACGAGCCTTACAAAAAGAATAGACAAGCTGCACGTGATGCACTAACACCTAAGGAACAAGAAGAAGATCGTGCATTTTGGGAAGCGTTTGACGAACTAAAAGAGTTCATGGACAAGAAAACTAATTGTACTGTACTACAAGATCCACAATGTGAAGCTGACGACTTTATTGCACGTTGGATACAAAATCATCCCGATGATGAACATGTAATTGTCAGCAGTGACAGCGACTTTTATCAGTTGCTCACTGACAAAGTTACACAATACAACGGCATTACTAATCAACACATTCGCTTGGATGGTGTTTACAACGACAAAGGCAAACCTGTCATGGATAATAAGACAGGAGAACAAAAACAAATTGGCGATCCTAATTGGTTGCTGTTTGAAAAGTGTATCAGGGGTGACACTAGCGACAATGTGTTTAGTGCTTATCCTGGCGCACGTAAAAAGGGAACTAAGAATAAGATTGGTATGCTTGAAGCATTTGAAGACAAAGATAGCAAAGGCTTTAACTGGAACAATTTTATGCTACAACGTTGGACTGATCACAACGGCGAAGAACATAGAGTGCTTGATGACTATCAGCGCAATCGCACACTTATCGATCTCACACAACAACCCGATGAGATTAAAACTGTGTTAGATGAAGCTATTACTAAACAGGTACAGAAGATTCCTGCTAGTATGGTAGGTGTACACTTTATGCGTTTTTGTGGTAAATGGGACTTGCAACGTATTAGCCAAAGTGCAGAAGCACACAGTGATTACTTGAACAGTGCTTACTAAAATGGGTAAATACTTACAAGCAAAAGAAGTTGTAGAAAACAGTTTCTGGATAGTCGAACGCAAAGGTGCTAAAGTAGGCACACTCCGTCGCAAAGCAGATGGCTATGTTTTTTATGAGAACACCGCTGGCACAGAAACTGTGTTGGATAGCCTAGACGGATTTAAAATAGAGAAACAAAAACAGAAAAGCTCTGTTAATGTTTCTATCTTTGGGTTTCCAACGAACATTGATACTGTGTACAACGAACAGCTACAAGATAATGTGGCGGTATACACTAAAACCGCCAATAGTCAACAATATTTTGTGGCTGGTTATTGGGGAATACTTTTTCCTATGGGCTGGCGACCGAGCTTTTGTCCTAGGTTAAAGACACTAAAAGAGTATACACATTTGGGACCGTTTACAAACGAAGCTGATATGTATCTTGCCATAAAACGAAAGGGGCAAGAAGATGAAAAAAATATTAAGTTTGTTACTGTTCGTTCCGATGATAGCATGGGCACAGGACAATAATCAACAACAAGCGCCAGGATCTCTAGGGCTAACCACTGTAGCACCATGTGATCCAGTTCCAAAAATGTTTGGAGTTATTGAAAAATACAGAGAAGGATTGCTGTTCAGCGGAACAGGCATGACATTCTTGCCAAACCGTCGACCTGTAACAGGTGGATTGTTTATTTTTGTTAATCAAGACAAAGGCACATTCAGTGTTGTGCAAGTTTTCAACGATGGCGTAGCTTGTATGCTAGCCAATGGTAGAGACTTTGAACCATATGGCGGTGTGCAACCTTGGGAAAAGAAACAAGGAGAAGACGGATGAATTGGGCAATAGTTTTTTATGCACTAATAGCACCATTGGACGGTGGTGAGGCTAGCGAACACATTAGTTGGGGACTTACTTTTGGTCATCACGAACAGTGTATTACATTTTTTGAAAGAAACAAAACTAACTTGCTTGAAGGTTTAGCAACATACGCCAGTCAACAATTTGATCAACCAATAAAGTTACAAGAAATTGGATGCGCTCATGCTAGAGCAGATTTCAGTGTTCCAGCCGAGGACAGAACTCCTGAACTAACACTAAAAATGCCAGTCTGGAACGGAACAGAAACATGAATTGGTTAATAGTGGTAGTGTTTGCTACAATGACAGGCGATGTATACATATTCACTGATCCTAAATTTGATACACGTGAAGAATGTGTGGCATCTATTAAAGATCCAAACATGGTGCCCGTGTACTCAAAAAAACTGGTAATGGAGTATGGACGTTTGTTGCCAATACTAGGATTAAATTGTTTGCAAGAAGACGAAATTCAAAAAATCATAAAAGGTGTCAAGGAATCCAAAGCATGAAGTGGATGTTAATTTATATCTTAATTAGCAATGGTGAACCTATGGCAATAAATGCATATGGTCCTCGACACACATTTGATGACATGTATGATTGTTTTCATGCTAGAGAAAGTCTAAGCGAAAAGATAGGAACCGGGCAAGGGTATTTTGGAAATAACCAACAAGCTGTTTGTGTTCCAGTAGAATCTACCGACACTTAAACTCATAATTCTATACCGTTTTAACTAAATACATTAAAGCAGTAGAGAATGAAATGGCAAGACCAAAACCAAAAATACTAATGGAGTTTACAGATCCAAAAAGTTATCGCAGTGAACAAATACTAGCAGCAGATGCAATCTACGCAGTATTTCATGACGACAGACCTATTAACCTAAGAAGCTTAAATAGTCTTGTAAACTTTCCAGGACCAAAATACAAAAAGGTAAGTTTCAGCAACAGCGGACATGCATTTAATTTGGCAAGCAGATTAAACAAGCTGTTCAAAACAGACAAATTTACAGTGGTAAAACTGTTGCAAGGCGAAACAATAGTTGAAGACGATGGTGAACAAGGAATGGTATAATCAAATATTGGCTCATGCACAACGTACCAAACCTGAAACCAAAATACAAGACCTTTTTAAAAATTACAGAAATAATCACGGGCTCAGCTTGACCAAGCTGGGCCTTCATGTAATATCCAGCATGGATATAGAACGTGAAGATTTTAATTTACCCAATATAAGAATCACTCCTAGAGTAAGACTACTGCTGGACAGATACATGCAGTATCCCTATTACTTTGAAAAAAAGTGGTTGGTATTGTTTAGCACCGAAGATCGCATATTCTACAAGATGTACGGCAAAGACTGGGATAGTTTTGTAGAACACATGGAAGAAAATTTGTGATTTAATCCTCTACAAATCTTAGTATTTCTTTTTTACCATTTATTTTTTCTTTAGTTTCCACTGTGTGTTTTTCACAACTGTATCTACTGCTATCACCTAGATTTCGTTCAATTTGACGTTTAGCCCCCAAACAATCAACTAAGCTATCCTTAGGTGTATACTCTATAGCTTTGCCACTTACATATAAGAATAGAACAAATAAAGTCTCTATCATTGGTGACCTCCATTTACACGTTTCATTCCATTTAAATCATGAACTAAATTCATCATATCATTACGAATTTTTTCATGAGCTGCTTCTAGTTGTTCAATTCGATCTTTATAAAAGTTTAGAGTTAATTGTTGTTGTTGATCAAACGGAGCTTGCCCACTTTCTATTTCATTTGTTAATTTATCTAATTCACCAGCAAGATGTTCTATCAACATAAATTGTTCACTATCCGCTGGTAATGAACCCATTTCACCGCGAGGCCATTTAATGCGAAACTCTGTATTTTGTGATACATCACTATGCATCATTGTATAATTAGTTTCAATTTGATTTAGTCTTTCAACAATACCAAAGTATGCCCATGTGGCAATACTTGCTCCAACTATTAATGATATAATATTTCTAAGTGGTAAAGCGACTTCAGTATTTTCTGATATCTTAGCCATGTACAGCATCCTTTATATACCAATATTTATATAAAAAAGATAAAAAAAACTTGTAGAAAAAGGTTGACAAGTAAGACATCTTGCTATATATTATATATGTAAGTTGATAAAAAGGAACAAACATGCAAGAACTTTTCCCAGGTACAGAACAAGCACTAAACAATCTTTCACTTTACAAAACTGAGACTCCAGTTTTTGAAGATGTTGATGCGTTTGAACTTGCAATGGAACACTTTGATGATCTCAAAGCTGAACTTGGATATCAAACTGTTTGGAGCATGTACGACGGTGGTACTATGCCATTGGATGCTGAGCTTTTTACTGATAAGCCTCGCAAGGTCACATACAAGTGTTTGACCAACTCAGGTACTGGTCACGGCTCAGAGTGGGTAGAATTTTCAAGTACGGCTGTCAACGGCACAATTGGTGCTCTTTGGAGAGCGGCTGAGAGTTGCTTCCAACAAGCTCAGAAGCAGGTTGGAGATTGGCACTACTTCATCGAAGATTTTGAAGTCCAAGAAGATGGATCTTTAGAATTGATCACCGGCTCATAAAGGTTGACACAGCCTTTATTGATGCTATAATATTAGTATAGTTAGAAACAAATCCCAGGAGTTAAAAACTATGTCTATGGAAACACAAACCCGTACAGTTACACTAAAAGAGCTTAAAAAGTATGCAATGCATAACTTTAAAAAGCAACGTCCAATGTTTGTTTGGGGTCCTC